CAATGAATTCCCTTACCTTCCGAACGCTGCTGACGTATAATCAACCCGGGGCGGGCTCCGGCCCGCCCGAACCCTCTCAACCGCGGAGAAAACGAGAATGAGCCTGTACAAACTGTTCAAGACCAACGAGAACCTGGAAACCGATGGCATCTGGCTGGAATACGGTCAGACCGAAAAGGGCGAGCCGGTCCGCATCAAGATCGCGCGAGCCGGTGGTCACAACTCCGCCTTCTCGAAGGCCCTGGAGAAAGCCACCCGCCCCTATCGCAAGGCCATCCAGACCGGGATGCTGGACAACAAGACCGCCGACAAGCTGTACAAGGAGGTGTTCGCGGACACGGTGGTGCTGGACTGGATCAACGTGGAAGGGCCGGACGGCCAGCCGATGGAGTTCAAGCGTGAGAACGTCCTGAAGCTGTTCGAGGACCTGCCGGACCTGTTTGCGGACCTCCGCGAGCAGGCCAACAACGTGGCCCTGTTCCGGGAAGAAGTGCGGGAAGCCGACCTGGGAAACTCTGGGAAGTCCTCCACTACGGGTTCGAGCAAGGCCCCGTAGAACGGAAGATCATTGAGCAGTGTACGCGGTTCGGGATGCCGTTGCCCGACCGCATACAGAACGCCCCGGAGCTAAACCTTGGCTCAGAGCTATTCTACACGGGCTTTTTGGAGCTGACGTCATGTAGGCAAGTAGGCATGGGCCTGGGTCCGATTCCGTTGTTGGCCATTCTGGAGTATTGTGTCCTCAACGAAATCGACGGCGAGCAGCGGGAGGACTTCATTTGGTTCATCCAGCGGCTTGACTCGAAGTACCTTGAATGGAGTAAGGCCCGTGCCAAGTCTAAGTGATTTCAGCAGACGCATCACCCTCCGGGGCCGCAAGGTCGCGGAGGGTGCTGACGCGCTGACGCGCAAGGTCGCCCTCGCCGCAGACCAAGCCGTGGTCTCAGGGACGCCCGTGGACACGGGCCGCGCCCGCTCCAACTGGATCGCCGCCATTGGCGGTCCCGCCTCCGCCACCATCGACGCCTACGCCCCGGGCGAGTCCGGGAGCACCGAAGCGGCGAACACTCAGGCCGCGCTGAATCAGGCCGAAGCCGTCATCAGCGGGTACACGGCGGGCGAGGAAATCCACATCACCAACAACCTGCCGTACATCCAGCGGCTGAATGACGGGTACTCCGCCCAGGCTCCGGCGAACTTCGTGGAGCAGGCGGTCATGGAGGCCGTCCAGGTTGTTCAATTTGGCCGTATTGTTGACGGCGATCCGGGGAGCTGACAATGGCCGAAGAACGCATTGACATAGTCATCACTGAGCGAGGTTCGCGGGTTGTTAAGCGCAACCTGGAGGACATCGGCGGTGGTGCTCGAAAGTCCGCCGATGGGGTGGAGTTCCTGAAGAAGGCCCTGGCGACCCTCGGGGCCGCGATCACGGCTGGTGAGCTGGTCCGACTTCTGGACACCTTCACCAACCTTCAGAACCGACTCCGGGCGACCGGCCTGGAGGCCCAGAACCTCACCGCGGTCTATCAGCAGCTGCTGGGCGTAGCCAACAGCACTCGCCAGTCCTTCGAGGGGACGGTGGAGACGTATGGGCGACTGGCCAACAGCGCGAAGGACATGGGCCTGAGCCAGCAGGAGCTGATCGACTTCACGAAGTCGCTGAACCAAGCCATTGCCTTGTCGGGCGCGAGCGCGACGGAGGCCCAGGCGGGCATGATCCAGCTCGCCCAGGGTATGGCCTCGGGCGTCCTCCGCGGCGATGAGCTGAACAGCGTCCTCGAACAGCTGCCGACCGTCGCAGACGTGATCGCCAAGCAGCTGAACGTCACCCGCGGCCAGCTCCGCAAGATGGGTGGGGACGGCAAGATCACCGCTGACATCATCTTCGACGCCTTCCAGAACGCCCGCGGCGAGCTGGAGGAGCGTTTTGGCAAGGCGGTCCCGACCATCGGTCAGTCCTTCCAGATCATGAAGAACAACGTCATTGATATGGTGGGCCGCTTCGACCAAGCGACCGGGGCCAGTGAGGCCATTTCCCGGGCGCTGCTGTTCGTGAGCGAGAACCTGGACACCATCGCCAAGGTCGCCGTCTCCGCGGCGGCGGGGCTCGCCCTCGTGGGCGGGGCCGCGAGCGCGATCAACCTGGCCCGGAACGCGGTGCTGGCGCTGAATGCCGCTATCGCGGCCAACCCCATCGGCTTCCTTCTCGTGGTGCTCACCTCCGCGATCACCGCGCTGACCTTGTTCCGCGACCAGATCAACCTGGGCGTGGACGATGTCACGACCCTGGGCGACATGATGCGTGCTCTCGGGGAGACGGTCGGGGCCGTGTTCGGGGCGATCTGGCAATGGGCCAAGGACACCTTCGGGCCGCTGATCCAGCTGATCCAGGACTGGGTGGGCGAGGTCGATGTCAGCATCATCGGCATCCTCCGCCTCGTGGCGAAGGGCGTGGACACATACATCGGAGCCTGGCGCGGAGCGATCATGGCCGTGGTCGCCCTGTTCAAGGGCCTTCCCGCGGCCCTCGGGGACCTGATGACCCGGGCGCTGAACGTGGTCCTGGGCAAAATCGGCAGCTTCGTGAACGCCGCGGGCGAACTCCTGAGCACGGTGACGGAGTTCGCCGGGTTGGGCAAGATCGCCGCGGTGGACCTCCGCCTCACCAACGAGAACGAAGGGGCCGCACGTCAGCTCGGGCAAGACATCGGTGCCGCCTTCAGCGAAGGCTTCCGCAACACCAACTACGCCCAGGACTTCCTGGAGCGTACCGTGACCCGCGCCCAGCAGATCGGGAAGGACCGCGTGGCGGCCCAGAACGGACCGGCGGCGGACCTGAACCAGCGCGGCCCCCGCTCCATGGTCCCGGACGCCGAAGCAGCGAAGAAGGCCGCGGAAGCCTTGAAGAAGCTCCAGGACGAACTGAACAGCCTGATCGGGTCCTATGACCGCGTGTGGGCGGCGCAGCAGAAGTACGCGGAAGGCGTGAAGCTGCTCGAACAGGCGGAGGCCGCGGGCCTGATCACCGGGGAGCGCAAGGCCCAGGTCATCGCGCTGATGCAGGAGCAGCTGAAGGACGCGATGGACCCCTTGGGCGCACTCAACCGCGAGCTGAACAAGGAAAGCGAGCTGCTGAAGATGACCGCGGACCAGCGCGAAGTCGAGAACCAGCTGCGGTCGATTCAGCAAGACCTCCTGATGCAGGGGATCATCATCAACGAACAGGAGCTGGCCCAGCTCCGCGAGCGCCTGACCCTCCTCCAGACGGAGGCCGGGATTCAGAAGCAGCGCGGGAACATCATCAACGCGATCCTCGGGCCGCAAAAGGAGTTCATTGACCAGCTCGCGGCGATCAACAGCCTGATCAAGGACGGGACGATCACGCAGCAGGAGGCGACCGCCTACCTTGTCGAGCAGCAGAGCACGCTGTTTGAGGGGACGATGGAGCAGCAGATGGCTTGGGTCACTCAGTATGAGCAGACCCTCGCCCAAATCGACGCCCTCCGTCAAGCCGACCTCATCAGCGAGCAGACCGCTGCGCAGATGAAGGCGAAGGCGAACGCGGACCTGTACGCGAAGCAGCTGGGCAACGCCAGCTCCTTCTTCGGCAACCTGGCTTCGTTGTCGCGGTCGGAGAACCGGACCCTGGCCGCTATCGGCAAGGCCGCGGCGGTCACTCAGGCGACCATCGACGGCGTGCTGGCCGTTCAGAAGGCCCTGGCCTCCGCTCCGCCTCCGGCCAACTACGCCCTCGCGGCGGCGGTGGGCGTGGCGACGGCGGCGAACATCGCCCAGATCATGAGCACCAACCTCGGGTTCCAGACCGGCGGCAGCTTCGTGGTGGGCGGTCAGGGCGGTCCAGACTCGCAAATGGTCGCCTTCCGGGCGACCCCGGGCGAGAAGGTGAGCGTGGCGCGGCCCGAACAGGTCAAGAAGGGCGACCCCTATGAGGGCGGCGGCGGGGCCGCGGCTCCGCAGGTGAACGCCCGGATCATCAACGTGCTGGACCCGGCGATGATGGGCGACTACCTGGCGACCCCGGACGGGGAGCAGGTGATCATGAACGTCCTGCGGCGGAACTCCGACACCGCCCGGGCTATTGTGAGCAGCTGATATGGCGAAGATCATCACCAACCTGTTCGGGGAATTGGCCCTGCTCCCGATCCCGGCCCGCGTGCCGCTTCGGGAGACGCTGGAGTGGCGGACCGACCTGATGACCAGCTTCAACGGGACGGAGAACCGGCTGCGCCTGCGCAACCATCCGCGCCAGACCTTCTTGTACAACCTCCCGGAGACGGCGAGCGTGAAGCCCTCCGCCTTCATCGCCCAGTACGGGGCGTTGGGCCTGAAGTGGGCCGTGCCCCTTTGGGCCGAAGCCCAGCACCTCGGGACGGTTCTGATGAACCTCCAGACGATCCTGTGCGACACGACCAACTATGACCTCCGCGCCCAATCCCTGGCCCTCCTGTACCAGAACGCGACGCAGTGGCAGGTGGTCGAAATCGACACGGTGGCGACCGGCGAGCTGACGCTGGTCGGGTACACGGACGCCTTCCAGAATGCGTACCTGATCCCGCTGCGCCTCGGGCACATCGAAGGATCGCCTGAACGGACCTCGAACGGCTATGAGGCGGAGACGCAGCTGCGCTTTGAAATCGAGGACATCCAGGCGCTGGCGGAGGATGCCCCGGCGCAATTCCTGGGGCGTGATCTGTACCTTACCCCAGGCCTGTTCACGAACGATGCCATGAGCCACGAAATTAGCACGCGAGTGGACAGGGTTGACTACGCCCTCGGAAAAGTTGCGCGGCGGACGCCTTGGCGCTACAATCGAGACACACGACCGAAGAACGTGCTGTGCGAAGGAGCGGCGGAGGTCCGGGCGTACCGCAAGTGGCTGATGCGCCGCGCGGGCCGCTTCCGTCCCTTCTGGGAGCCGACATTTGAGAACGATCTGCGCCACAAGGCTTCCGGGACGGTGACCAACGTCCTCCCGGTTCAGGCCGCGGACGGACTCCTGGATTGGCTCCCGCTCCGCAACCACATCGCGGTCCTGACCTCGGGCGGAACCTGGCTGTGTCGGACGATCAACAGCGCGGCCCTGAAAACCGGGGACGCCTCCACGGTTGAGCTGACGCTGGACAGCGCCATGAACGTCGCCGCGGGAAATATCCACGCGGTCAGCTTTTTGGGGCTTCGCCGTCTGGACACGGATCGGGTAGAACTGAACTGGCGAGGCAACAGCGTGGTCGCATCGACTGTGAACACGGTGGAGATACAACCATGAGTACACGAGTTGAGCTATACAGATTCACGGAGGTGGGCCTGCGGGACCCCTTCGACGGCAATCAGAACTTCTATTTCATCCTGGACAAGTCTGGGTCCATGAATGAACAGGTGTCGCCC